ACGCCACATTAACCGATGGTACCAGGTAATCAATGTTAACCTGTGGTATGCTGCCTTCAACTGAATTAACCGCACCAGTGTTACCGTTATAGTCTGCCAGTATGTACCGGTAGTTAAGCGCGGGATTACTCCATGTGCCTAACACGGTGGGAACATCTTTAGTATGCTGTATCGGGTTCAGCTGTGTGCCCAAATCTGAAAGCACTTTGTTTTCTATGGCCTTGTATAAATCGATGATACCATCTACAATAGCCACACTGAAGTTATCTCCCTCATCAGTTATTACGCTCCACCCGCTGAATACAAAACATTCGCCGGTGTCGCTGTAAAGGCTTACCTCATTCTTACGGTATGGCTGTAGGGATGTATTACCGGGCACTGTCATCATATCCAGGATACGAACATTATTTGCAGTTTTGGGTATCTTGAAAGTATTACTTGTGTTTGAATTTCGCGTCTGAATGCTTGCCAAATCGTTAGCCTGTTTGCTTTGCGCTATAACTGTACCGCCTGAAGTATCTACCAGTTGTTTGTTTATATATAGCTTCATAGTGTTTGGGTATATCGTTCAGGTAAATCGAAATCTAATGCAACATTGGTAAGCTTCTGTTTGAAGTTCTTAATCCTGATGCTGTTTGTTTTAAGGGTAATTTCTACCCAGTCGTTAGTATCACTTTTTGCGAATGGCTGGCCTATAAACATATAAACCTTTGGGCTATCAATCACACCCTGCACAATGGCCATGTCATCATCGGTAAGCAGTTCGGCAATAATCTTTATGGTGTCATTACCTTGCTGGCCCATGTTAAGCGCACGCCCTACTGCATCATTCAGGTTGTTAGTATCATTATCTAATTCACCGATGCTTTTAGCGGCACGATCCAAAGCGTATGTATCTTCAAACAGCCAATAACTGTAACCTCCAAAATTGTTAAGCCATTTCAGGTAAACACCACATTTATATGATTGCTTGTAAAGTGCTATAAATTTATCATTTACGGTATTGCCCGATTGCTTTTTTACCCTTAGCAGGTTATGAGATTCTACCAATGGCAGCACATCTTCAATAGTCTCATCGGTACGGCCATCTGACAGGAACAACCGATTAATAAAACCCTTTCTTTCAAACTCAGCAGATAGAAGGTTGGTAGTGTTATCAATATAAAGATTGGCACCCGTTAGATACAGTGATATATCGAAAGGGTATCCCTGCCAGTACTTAGCATAATGGGTATTTACTGTATCCTTTTTGAATGGTAGCAATATATGATCCTCTGACCTGGATAAACGGACATACTCACCTATCTGCTGTACACCTGCCATCCATGAAAGTATATAATCCTCAGTGTCTTCAGTATCATTAGCTAAAGCAATTGTGAATGTTACGGTACGGTACATATACACGCCATCGGTAAAGTCATAGATAAACGTTTCAGGGTCGGTTACATCTAAATCGGTTGCAAGGTCATCCGCAAAGTACCTTGTGTTTATAAGCGCTGTAACGAACGGTTTAAAGTTTAGAAAGAATGTACCATCAGGGGCCGGATAAAGCCGTATGCTTAGCCCAGGTGCGGTTACATCACAATACCTTTGAGGCTGCAGCGTATCACTATAGAACCGAACTATGTCATTGTTGTAAGCCATCCTGATTTTATCAGGGTCCATGCCTCCGGGGTTTGTAAATACTATCATGCTGCTTGTCTTAAATATGAAATTATGTCATTAGTGAAATCTGCTCTGTAGATATCACTTAGTTTATCCAGTATTGATTGCATCCTTTCAGGTGTAATAACCTGGCTCATTAATTCAACGCCTCCGAACTGCTCTCTTTTCCAACCTTCACGCATTATCTTTCTTACAATTAAATAGGCCAGCGCTGTACGTGTAATCTCTTTTTCAACAGTTGTGGCTTTACTTTTATCCCTGATATATCTTCTAACAGTTATAGCTATACCCTTATCTATAAGCCATTGTTCAATATCAGCTACTGGGTTGTCCCACCTCTTGCCGCTACGTCCTGAATTAGGACCGCGCCCATATTCCAATTGCTCAGCATATTCAGCAGTAGTGGAAAGTATAGCCGTGTTTTGTGTTACCTCAATCCCTAAACTCGATTCAAAGTTGCCGGATGCGCGCATACCCAATTCGTCATACTTATTGATAAGATCTTCCTTTAGCTTTTCGAACTCTTCGAACAACAATTTACCCGTATCCATATCGGGACCATTGAAAACAGCATCTTGTATTGGTGTCATGATCTAATCTTTATTTTATAGCTACACAATAGCCCGTCCATATTCGCATCCAGCGCATCGGTAACGTCGATATTATCCCATTGGGATACTTCTATACCGGAACATGTCAAATCATTGCTAAGCTCTGCAAAGACGGTAAGCAGGGGTTCGATGTTATTAGTATACTTTGAGGTTTCCTGTGTACCTCGCTCCTGGTAATACTGCTGGTCATAATCGGAATGCTTTACGAGAAAGAACTTGCCTTCAAAATTGGTAGCAGCTATCCGTGTACCGGTACTGTTATATTCGCTTTTACGGCTTGTGAACTCATGCAACATAAATATCTTGGTTGCATCGAGTGTACCGTCTAATAGGTTAAGTGCTGCCTTTTTTCCGTAATGATATTCCATGCCTTTAGCGGTGGCGGCATCATCTAATATTCTTACTATATCTCTCATTGCTTATTTGTCTTTAGTTTATGAAATTCCTGTTCTACTTCACCCTGTGTTTTAAGTTGCACGAGTAAGCTAAACACCTCACTATACGGCTTACGCCCTAAATCAAAGGGGTATTGTCCAAATGCTTTACCGAGCTGTAGCAATGGCAGCGTATCTGCAAATGGCTTTAGCCTATCAGCTCCGGCCATCATCCATAGATGCTCATCCTTTGATTGACTGTGCAATACTTTAGCCTCATTGGTAGCAACACTTTCAAACTGATGTATGATGTATCGCTTAGCCTGGTAGAACTCAATGATACCTGCACTCCAAAAAGCATCAGCATCAATATCGAAGCATATTTCAAACAGCTGGCAGATACCCGGCATATCCATAGCCCTTTGCAGCATACGCATGCAGTAGCGAACGTTTGACCATGGCATAGTGTTGATGTTCATTGTACGGCCCGCAAAGCCATTAGCGGGCGTTATAGCATCCAGTATTGCATATTCTGCACTGGGTTTATCTGTGAACTGCTTAACTGTTATGTTTTTTATACCTTTCATCCTACTCTTACTTTTGCTGTGAAGTCTTTTCTAAGGGCAAACCAGTAGCGCATCATGATACTATCCCACTCATCGGGCGAACGTCCCAGCAGTTCCTTAACACGCTCTTTAGGAATGATGCCCTGCTTACCATCTTTGTCAATGTCTTTAACTTTAACCTGCTCCATTTCTTCAGCAGTGTTTTCACGCACCTTACTATCATCGCAGCGTTCGCCAGACAGCCGGTTACATATCATCTCAGCCATTTTTATACTGCATTGGCTTTTAAGATTATCAAAGTTGGGCTTAACGTATACATTACCCTCCTTTACTTCTAAAGGGCTGCTGTTGTTTACAAAGCCTTTGCACTTCAGGAAGTCAACAACGCCGCCACCTACACCATCCTCATCCGCAATAATATTTGACAAGGCTATATTGTGCTTTATCTGCAAAGCCTTTGCTCTCTTAACCACTTCATCAAGTCCGGATTTGTCTATACAATCCCTGGCAATACACAGCCACCCATGCCACACACGAAATACCGTCTTATCACGGCCTTTACGGGCAACGTCGATAGTCATGTACTTAAGTCCTTCAGGCTTCAAATGCTCAGGGGTGAAGTAATCAGCTATGCTATCATTATCTATAAGAGTGGCCGGGTCATCGTCATACTCCCAGTTGCCATAGTAAAGACGTTCACGGGCGTTTTTGTCAAGCCTTAGCAATGATTGCAGATAGCTTGGGTGAAGATGGGGGTTATCAGTGGGCAGCGCCTGTATGAAGCGTCTGAATTTATCTAAAGATTTATCCCTATTCGGTTTGTAGAATTCTTTGTACACCCAGTTTTTAGCAGGATTGCAGCTGCCGAGCATCTTAGGTATTAAGCCGAATTCATTTAGCTTATAACGTATCCGGCTTTTTAGTATTTGCCAACCTTTATAATCTACCTGGTTGCACTCATCAACAAAAGCCCCAGTTATTTCAAGTGAGCCTAAACGGTCAAAGTTTGGATCAGATGGATATAGAAACAAATCCTTCAATATTATCTGACTTCCGTTATACCATGTGATTATATAATCTTGGGCGTTATATACGAATTGTTCCGTTATATCCAGCATGGTAGCCAGTTCAAAGAACGTGTTTAGTGTGGTTTCCCTCAGTGTCTTCAGCTTAGACCTTCCCATTAGCCAGCGAGAACCGGGATATGTTTGGCACATCTCAATTAACCACAAGCAACCAAGTGCAGATTTGCCACCACCTGCAGCACCACCGTATAAGGCCTCCTCGGTAATTGCATCCTTGAGATAGTACACTGCGTTTTTTTGCTTCTTTAATAGTTCCATGAACCTTAAACGATACTTTTTAGTTATAAACCCCGTGATTTTTTTGACTTAAGGCATTTTAGCGAACGTTAAGCGATACTTTTATTCAACATCAGGGGCTTCACCGCCCCCAAGATTGATATGTTTTATAGGCTTTCCATTGGTGGTATGGTCAATTTCCTGTTTATCCCTCCATTTATCAGGCTGCCTGTTACGCAACCAAAGGGATTGTGAACGGTGGTCAGCAGGAACAAACATTTCTTCAGGGTGAAGTTCAACTGTTTCTTTCTCCACGCGCTTACCTCGCTCATCATAAAACACCTCTTTTAACTTTATAGGTTTCATTACCGTTCTAGTGCGGTCTTTAGCGCTTTCATACAGAGAATGAGCCACTTCCATATCTGCCAATTGCTTTCCCTCACGTATGGACTCTAAAAACTTTGGATGTTCATCTTTCCAATTATTAACAGTAGCCTCGCATACATTGAAGAAATCAGCTATATCCTTATCGGTTGCCCCTAACAGACAAAGCTTATATACTTGAATGTTATAAGCTTCCTGATAAGGTGATGGCCTTCCGCCTCCCTCTCCTTGTTTTCCTTTCTTAGCCATCAGCTTTATATTTGACAATTGGTGCAATCCTGGCAATGTAGGAAGCAACCTTTGTTTCTGTTATTGTTAATATGCTTTAGTGATTTTAATAGCTTTTCCTGCTCCCTTAAATCGTTTCGTTCCTTAGCTTCACGGTTTAGGATTGTGAGTCTCTGAGCGCCGTGGTAATGCTTCCAGTTGTTTGTTGTGAGCATCTTGGTTAGTAGCTTCACAATGTCATGCTTATGCCGGTGGATTAGCTTTGGCTTTTTGATGATGGTTATTTCGCCATCCTTTACATAGATTAATCCCTGATAGTCTTTAATCTCATTTTCCTTGATTAAACCTTCAGGGCATACATATATGAAATAGTTAGGGCAATAAGACTTTGTACCGTAAAGCTTATCATGATACCATTGCCACTTTTTCTTTTTAGCATCGGCCCTGAAGTCCGGCCTGCTTATCTTTACTTCAAACTCTACTACATAGCCGGATTTGTTCACAGAGATAACATCGAGTTCCCCTGCAAAAAAGTAATTGAAATTCTCAGCAACATGGTTGCCTTTCTGAATTTCTGCCCTGCATATAGTTTGTTGAAGTTCTTGTGTTAAGCTCAACGATTTCGGTATTCCCTTAAAGGGTCAAATCTGCACGCGTAATAAGTTACGCCAAAGCTTGTTATAAGATACAAATATATGAAATTACAGTGAGTATATAAAATAAAAAAGCCCGGCTATATTTCGGGCGTTTGCTTTGTTTTTGCTACATATTTTGCTAACACTTTTGCTTGGGTTTTGCTAATGTTTTTGCTTACTGTTAATACACAGGTTTAGGGTGTTCAACTACTGGGCGGTAGTGGGTGAATATTGGCTTACCCGTAACATGATGTACAGCATTAGAAAGTCTTCCGCAGAATACATCCATCCTGTAAAATGGATGCCAGTCTACTGTACTGTAAACAAAATATTTTCCTTCATCAGCAGGCAAATTACTGCCATCTTCAGAAATCCTTATCCATCCATTATTATCTTTGATGCCTATTAAAAGGGATGGTATATGCAGCACTGTGCTAAAGCTACGCAATTTCAAATCTTGGCGCATCTGGTTAGGGATAGGCAAATCTGTAAGCAACTCACCATTGTCATTTATATCCGATTTCCAATGCTTGTAATATTCCCCATACGCCTCCTGTATGGCTTGCTGTTTTAGTTGTTCGTTTGTCATGGCTAAATTTCAGTTATGTTTAACAATTCTTTCATTCTCATACATTCCACAACCAGGCGGTTTATGTCGGCTGCGTGGAAGTCATAGAATCCGTTGCCGTTCTCTGAAATGTAATCGCAAATCTGTTCATCGGTAAGCAGAATGTAGCATTCATCATCTTCATTAAGGCTTTCTTGTAATTCCTTTCTAATTGATTTTTTCATTGTTTAAATGTTTGGGTGTAGTATTGTTCGGCATCTATGGCGCGGTCGGTATTGATTGGCAAGTCTTCGGCACCATTCGTATAAGCTTCAATTATATCCTGCTTGCCGGCCTCCTTAAACTCACAGGCGGTCTTCCAAGCATCGCGGGAACTGTACCACTTGCCTTTTGCTTTTTCAAGGTGGCGCAGATTAACATTTTCTTTCTCCTGTATATTTTCGTAAATGGACTTATCGTGTTCAAAGCGTTCATATAGCCTTTCGATAAGCTGCTGTAATGCGGTTTGTTTCATGGTTACTCTATTTTTTTAATTACACGCCACGGGTAAAAACCATCAAATTTATCGCACTCCGATTCCATTTCTAAAAGTTCACTTGTGGTAACTTCTTTAGTTTCTTCATCTGACAATTCGATTAACCATCGTCCCTCAATTTTAAAGTGGTTGTCGAATAGGTGTAGGGGGTTAGATTGGTTTTGGAAGTAATCAATATCATATTCGGAAAAGCTAATATCTTTAGGTAATTTATCCCAATATATGTAAGGCTTATCTAAATGTTTTATATCTGTTTCATGATACCTCCACCAAACATACCCCATCTTAAACAGTTCCTTTTGCAGTATTTCGCTCTGCTGTGGCGTTACCTCCATCTTACCCGAAGACTGGAGGGGTTTTATTAATTCGTAGTTCATACCGTTATCTCTTTACCTATTCCACGTTCAATAAAATTGCAGCAGTCGAAGTGCCAAGCCTTTAATTGCTCAACAACAATACTACTTAGATTTTCCACTATAGGATTTTCATTGACATAATACCCATGACTTTCAAGTGTATTTTTAGGCACGAATGGGAACAATTCGCCAGGTGCTTCTATTTCGGTTGTTAGCCTTGAAATGGGGTGTACTAGGACGTGGTAATCGGTGCCAACCCTGCTTGCATCAATCAATTCCGGAGTGTAGCCCTCGCGTGGCGAAACCTGTATTATGCTTAATGAATCTTTTAGTGCGCCCTGAACCAGCCAAATTCTGTTTTGGGCATCCACCAGCCTATAGCCGTAACCATACAGCAAAGCCGCTTCTGTTTTTGTTAGTGGGTTAGTCATTGGATTTTGGGATTACATGGCTCCAGTCATCACCTTGTATTCTAACAGTGCTTCCTACCTTTCGGGAAACTTCATTAAATTTTTCTATGGTGGCCTGCCCTAAATCAACACCTGATTGCTTAGCCAATATGTCAAGATAAGTAACTATATCTGCAAATTCCTTTGCCAATCCAGGTCTTGCCTCTTCGATAGTCATATCACCCCGCCTTACTTTTTTAAGCATGTTAGCCGCCTCGCCAACCTCGCCTGCAACCGCGGTCATCCAGTCGTTTAAACTCCAGTCCGAACCATCGGCATTACTGTGAGCAGGCTCGCCTTTAGCATTTTTAAATTGTGGCAATCTTGCCTCGTTAGCACCTCTAAGGGTGTTAAATGATAATCCGTTTGTCATGTATCCCATTCTCTTTATTTTTTAGCCTTTCGCAATAGGTTATTTAATCTCTTTGTAAACTATACACTCGTCTCCTTTTTCCCAACAATCGCAGTCATTAGGGCAATTATAATCGCTTTCCCAACTATACTTTTTACCATCAGGATTTATGAAAATATGGATGTCGTTATGGGCATCTTTTTTAATGCAGCCGTTAACATCGTTCAGTCTCTTTTCAGGACAAATAGCTCCGCAAATTTCCATCTCTCTCTATTTTAAAGGTTCTTTTTTCACTGCAAGGCCAGCATCAATCAGCCGGAACATATCGATATGCGCTTCTGCCATTGCTTGTATGGCGGCGTAGGAGCATCGAGATACCTGAATTTTTCCATCAGCTAATGCGCCTACCTCCCAATGTACATAATCGTTGTCAGGGCATATTTTGG